CTTTGCGTTGCGAAGAAGGGCTGACTTCTCTTCTCTCGCTCTACGAACGATATACTCCTGTACTCCAACACGATTGTTTAAAATACACCACTTGATATAGCTATACATGAAGTCCTCGGCAAGCTTGTTTACCTTGACCAATGAGTCGTCACCGTTCTCAAGACCATCGGAGATGTACTCCATCACCAATAACTGGTCAGACATCTGAGAGCTGAAGTTAATCACGCCAGAGCCTTGATCGATTCTGAAGTTCGGATTACCGTTGGCAGTCTCTCCGTTCAGGCCGAAGTATCCGCCCAAGTCATAGTTAAAGTACCAATAGCCATCTACAAGCCATCCATATCTTCCGTTTGCCCAAGCGTCGCCGGTGAACAATGACTGCGTTCCGCCTTGGATTCTCTTTATGTCAAGCTCAGACGTGCCCGTAAGCACCTCTCCGTTCTGATCGTATAGGATATTGTCACTAGAGTCCTTTAGGTATGTCTGTGCGTAGTTTACGGTCTTGCTCTCTAGTAACGGGAATAACACGCCCTCGTTCTCCAATGAGATACGAACGTAGTTAATGTAGTCAGGTGGCAGTATCAACTTAAGATCTGGGCCAATCCTAAACTCAAGGACACGAACATTCCTAGCCGCATCGTAGTTGAGTTCCTGTATAGAACGCTTTGCGTAGAACAGTACATTGTACCTGTTCACGGTTCCGATCAACTTGTCGTCACCAACATACATAAGCATGAAGTTATTAACCACGTCAGCAAGGCTGACATACTGGTACTCCCCATTATTATTGGGGTCTGAGTAGTATTGTTGATTGCTTATATATGCCATTATGATTGCTTGGTTGACTCTGCGTTTTCTCCGGCCATTGCGAACTGAACCACATCGGCCTCACGGATATTAACACCAGCGTATGAAAGGATCTTGAAGACTAAGTCGTTTTGTGAGCTTTCCGAAAGCTCAAAGTCTTGATAGTCAACAGCTGACTGGTTGAATATAGGCGACCCTGACACGACAGAGTATGTCCACTTAGGATCAACAGGATAGCGAACGTGCAGAGCGCTGACATTCGTTTGGATTGTGCTCGGATATACATAATAAAAATTCTCCTTCTCATAGTACGCAGGGTACGATGTAGTGGGAGCCGTCAAGTTTGACGAGATAAGGTTCATAATTTTGGTGTGAGCCACGTACTCAATCTCTTTGTTAGCGTAAAGTAGAACGTTAACAAAATAAGAATTAGAAGGTGCAGGAAAAGCGCCGGCACCAGAATTATACGTAAGAGTCGCTTGCTCACTAAATCTATCAATTTTTTCTGCAATTTGTTTTTGAATATCTGAGTAGCCATCGTTGGCCATTCTGGCGTTTCTTTTATTAACCCAGTTAGTGTAATCGTAAAATTGTTGTTCAAATATCTCTAGCTGAGCCTGCTTGGCAAACAAGTTGAACTCATCCGGTGTAATATAACCGTTGTTGTCCTTGTTTATGATAGCCATAACAGTATTTCTAACCGTGTTAATCATGTTCTCACAAAGATAACAAAAAAAGGCCACCCCTCTCGAGATGGCCTTAGTTTTAAATAGTCTTGATGTTTACGCTACGGTAATTCCGCTAACTGCGTATGGAAGACCTGATACAGTGTATGCAACATAAGTCCAAGGAGTCTGCAAAGCAGCAACTACGGAATTTTGAATTGCGTCACGCTGTGTCTCGTCTCCTGCACCAGCAGTAGCATGTGTAAGTGTAACCACTTTGCCACCACCGTAAACGATAGTAACTGTAGTTGTAGAGGCTTGCTCAATCAAAATGATTCCTGTAGCCTGAACTAGCTGATTTTGTTCGCTAGTAACTGGGATGCTTAAAAATTTTTCCATACAACAAATATACGTATAATTATGATAACTTAGACTTCACCATCTCTAATACTTCTTTCCCTTCAGCAGACTCTAAGTATGCAGTCAAAACATACACAGCGTCTTCGCCCTGCTGCACGTTCATCAACTTACGCTTGTTTCCGGTCATGTTAAACCAGATCTCACGGTTATTGTTACGCATACCAAACAAGCCCTCAGAAAGCGCCTTAGAGGCTAAAGCTGTCTCGGTCAATGATGGGTCGTTCAACATCTCTAGCAACTGAATTGGATACTCTCTTGCGTACAACAAGATGTCTCTCTTCAACTCTGGAGTAGTCATTGTGTCAACTACAGGCCCCCAAACCAATCTAGCTACAGCTAACATGGTATCTAGGTCCATATTTCTAGCGGAGATCTGAGCGTCTAGCTCTACATTCATGTCCTCGATGTCGATCATAGCCTCTTTTTCTGGATTCAACTCCATAAAGATCTGGCCATTTAATGGATGGATATCCAAGAACTGTGACAAAAGAGGATTGTTTGCTGGAACTACCAAGGCTCCATCTTCAAAGACAACAGGCTCGACAATTGCATTGTCGTCTTGTTCGTCTTCAAATACAGACTTTTGGTTTCTTGCATAGCGAAGAGCACGGTTAGTCTTTCCATCGAAGTGGAGCAGTGAAAATCTTTTAGTGTTACGAGATGGCAACACATAAGTTAACGGGGAGGTGCTGGAGGTAAGGACAAATACCCTGTCCTTAAGCTCATTTGTAGATTTTATCATAAGTAGATTTAATTGTTGGTACAAATATAAACAAAAAGGGTGAGTACATTGTACCCACCCCTTGTGTGTGATAACCTATTTAAGATTAAGCAGTCTTGAACAAGAAGAAGTTGTTCGCGCCCAAGGTGCACAATGCACGCTCAGACAAGAAACTAACTTTCATTGCATCCAAGTCACTAGTAGCAGCGCCACCAGCAGAACCTGTGATCCAAGTCTTGTATCTGCGATTCTCAGTTTCGCTAGCACGGTAACGAACGTGCAAGAATGGACGCTTAGCGTTCTTACCCATAACTTGATCGTAAACATTAGTTGAACCAGCAGGTACTAATACACCGTTGATTTCACCACCATTGATACCACCACGAAGAGTAGCATCGTTTAAGTATTTCCAATCAGTCTTGTAGAACTCATATCCACGCTTAAATCCAGAGAAGCCCAAAGTCAAGGCCATTTTCTCGTCGTTGTTGAACAAACCGTAGCTAGTTCCACCAGCACCGTAGCTGTTTTGAGCAGCCAACATATCATCGATATCGAAGCTGAAGTTACGGTTCAAGAACAATACGTTCTCTTGGATAGCACCTTGCTTGTCCAAACGTTGGATGATAGCATCGAAGTCAGCCAAAGTACTTGGATTTCCACCAGCCCAAATGTTTCCACGCTGTTCAACTGTGTAGAATAAACCTTTAGTTCCTTTGTTACCAACATCACCAGTTACTGCGATAGCACCAGAAGCGGTTTCAGCAGGAACACCTTCTACCATGGCCATTTCCATGTAGTCTTCGAAACGCAAACGAGTTTCGTGCTCAGACTTGATGTACCACAAGTATCCAGTTGCACCATTTTCAGTAGTAACTTCTACCCATCCGATCTGAGCCATGTCAGAACCAGATACTTCGTAGTTGTCCTTGATGATGATAGGAGAGTTGTCGAAGAAACTATCTTCAGCCTCCAAAGAACCAGACATACCGTTAGCTCCTTTTTTGAATTCAGAACCATAAACGAATGCAGTAGAAGTAGTTGATACAGGGATGGTTTGACCACCAGCAGCGTAGTAAGCTACAGTGAAAGTCAATCCAGATACTGCGGTGATGATAGCTTTATCGCTTTGGGTACCAGCAGCGTTACGAGACAAGAATACGGTTTGACCAACGCGGAAGTTACATGCAGTAATACCAGCATCAGCAACTGTCCAAGTAGCGGTGTCAGAAGTAGCGGCAGCAGCGGAAGTACAGCTTGTATACTTGGTGTGCAAACGACCTTGTTCTGCCCACTTGATAAGGTCAGAGTTAGAAGGCATCTCAGCTCCTACTTGACGTAAGAAAGATGCGATAGAGCGATTACCGTAACGCTCGAATTCTTTCTCGTAGGTATCAGGAAGATACTGGTTTAAGAAATCGAAGTTGGTAATGTAGTTAGAAGGCAATGTTGCCTTGACGGATGAGGGGGTTATAGCAAACCCGGGACTCACTTGAACTGATCCAGCCATAGTTTAGTTTTTTAGTTTTTTTTGTTTAGTTACGTGTTTTTATACGTAGTCCAGAACCGTGGTCGTTGTCGAGTGCAGTTACTTTGAATCCACCTGTCGCGGTAGGCTGCGGTGTCTGTCTGATATCCATCTGGATATTCTTAGACTCCTTGCTTACTTGATCGATGGCAGATGCTTTTCCTTGCTCGTAAAAGAACTTGGCAAAGCTGTCTGGGTTCATTGCAACAGCAATTGACTTGTGATATGCTTCAGCGTTTTTAATAAAACCATTCTCATCTAAGAACGATCCAATAAATTGGCTTACATCAGACTGAGCTTTCTTCATTTGTTCGGGATTGCTAGGTTTGAAAGATACATCACCCTCACCGACATTGAATTCAAAACCTTTGAACTTGTCGTTGAAGACTTCTTCTGTCTTCTTTGCAAAGAACTCTGAGCGCTCCATCTGCTGCTTTTGCATTTCCTCGGTCTCTTTGGAATACTTCTTGAAAGCCTCGTAGTTACCTTTTTCATTTTCTGGAACAAAGCCTTCTCTTGACTCAAGAGGAAGCTTGTACTGTTCTTTCTGTTTATTAAAGTACTCTTTGGCCTTGGCAAGATCTTTTTTCATTGCGATCTGTTTTGACTTCACCTCCTTGGCGTCGTCGTAGTCTTCGTTATAAGCGTACCTGCTCTCAACCTCGAACTTGATGTCCTCATCGTCTAGGTCAGGATTAGTCTGCTTAAGATACTCGACTAACAAATCATTGGCGGGAACTGCATCGTAGTCATTGTTAAATTTAACAAAGTCTTCGAATCCACGGCCCGTATCTCCCTTGAACTTCAAGAATGCTGACACGTCCTCCGGCAATTCCTCGGCCTCTTTTCTTGCGGAAAACAACTCGTCTACTGAGTTGATCTCCTTGTTGTACCGATTTTTAAGATATGTAAGAACGTCTGTGTCTTCCAATTCTCTTGAGGTTGCCCCCGGAGTCTCTTCGACACTTTCTTTTTCAATCGTGCCATCCGATCCCACCACTGTGGTCTCTACTGGCGTTTCCTCTGAAGAGATGCCATTCTTCTCTTCGTGTTCCTTTAGCAGTTGTGCCTCGATTTCTTGAACGGATTTCTCGTCATCGAAAGAGACAGAACGCACTTTAAATTCGTTTGTCATATTAGATTTAATTATTTGGTCACAAATTTACGAATAAATGTGACACACTATTTTGGCTCAAATGACGCTAGGTCAAAGCCATCAAGGGTGTCCTCATTCGACTCGAAGTCTACCGGTGGCAAGTTGTTTTTTCTTTGCTCGATCAACTTTGATTGCTGTGTATTTTGTAAAGATACTCGTTTATCCTTTGCCTCTTCCTTCATCTTGTCCTTTTCGGTTAGCCCCTGCATGTCTACGCCCTTTAGCTGCATGTTCATCTGGAACTCCTGCTGCATAAGGCCTAACTTGATCTGTGCCTCTTGCTGCATTTTCTCCACGTCGAACTGAACCTCTGCCCTCTTGATCTCGATCTTAGACTGAGTCTCGGCTTGGATCTGCTGCATCTTGGCCTGAGCTGTAGCGTTAGCGGCCTCGATGTTTGCCTGCGACTGGAACTGAGATATCTGCTGCTGCTTCTCCATCTCCTTCTTATCCTTCTCCTTGCGCTTGACCTTCAATAATTGGTTGGCAAGCTTCAAGTTCTTGATCTCACGGATATCGATTGCATCCTCTAGACCGATCTGGTCTCTAGATAGTGCCATCTGGATATTGGCCTCGAGCTGTTGCTTCTCTTCCTCGTCTGGAGATACCTCGATAAAGATACCAAAGTCAT